CTACAGATTCGAAACAATCCCACAATTCTATGAGAAAGTAGAGGGCTGGGTAAAGCAGTCAGTTACTTTTGGAACATCTATCTTAAAAGTAAATTGGAAGTTTGAAACCGAAGACAAAGAAGAGCAAGACGAAATGGGACAGATGGTGCAGTACAAAGTTCCAGTTAAAGACGAACCAGAATTAGACGTGCCAAATATCTTAGACTGCTACTACAACCCAATTTTATCTGATGTGTATTGTCAAAGCTCAATGATATTTAGAAGCGTGTTGCCCGTGGAAGAGGTTACCAATAATCCAGCTTATGACTTTCAAGGAGTAGACGGAGAACTAAACAGAACCAAGATTAAAGAAAAAGGAAGCCAAACAGCTGATATTTATAATTCTTCTCAACAAGAGAAATCAGACTTAATTGACTCTCAAAAAGCAGGCAAGGGCACAGTAGAGATTTACGAACGAATCACAAGAGATAGAATCCAAACAGTATGCGATGGAGCAGAACAGTTGGTGCTAAGAGATACCCAATGGGATTATGGATATATTAACGCAGTTAAACTAACCCACGAACCTAGTTGTATTCCTAACAGATTTGAAGGATGGGGCGTAGGACAAAACACAATGGGGGTAGGCAAGCTCTTATATCAACTAGACAACCAGATTATCGAAGGAGTGAAGATGAGCAACAACCCAATGTTTCTAGCTAAGAAAGGAAAAGGGATAGACGCTCGTCAAGCAGTATCAAAACCAGGCGGAATAGTATTTGTAGATGATGACGGAGAGCCAATAGGAAACTCAATCATACCTCTACAATTTAACGACACTAAACAAGGAGCACTAGAACTTAGAAACCGATTAGATGACGACCATAAGAGAGCTAGTGGAGCTAATGACTTAGTCCAAGGCTCAGCAAGTAATGATACTCTCGGACAAGACCAAATAGCTTCTACTTACAGCTCACAAAGGTTTGAGCTAATACAAAGAAGATTCAAGCAAGCTCTTTCTGATGTAGCCGAAATGATAATCAAGATGGAGTTGAAGAACTTACAGAGTCCTGACTCAGCTATCTTAAGAATATTCCCAGAAGAAGTCAGAGTGGATGTGTACCAATTACTTATCAACGAAGCTCAAGATGTGAAGTACAACGTAAGTATCAAAGGAGAAACTAACATCGCTAAGAATAAAGACATTCAGATTAAACAGTTAATAGAAACCTATAACCTATTCGGAGCAATCCTTCCCCCAGAGAATCAAATGGAATGGGCAAGAAAGATATTGGAACTAAGAGGCGTAGACGATTTAGATAAACTAGTCCCTGACGCTCAACAGTTTGCTCAAATCCAACAACAACAAGCAATGCAAGCGATGAACCCAAGTTTAGGAGTAGGTCAACCTCAAGCATAATAAGTAAATTAACTCTATGAAAAAGAAAACACCACCAATGTGGACATTCACTAAAACTAAAGATGAATGGAAAGCAGAGCCTAATGTTGAATTTTTATTCTATATGCAATCGACAAAGGGTATTCCTTATGAGATTGTATTAGAGAAAATAAAAGCACTGTCAATGTCAGAAAGGCTAGAAAGCAAGAGGTTAAGCTGGAGAGAATTTGTAAAAGAAAACAACATAGACATAAAACCAATACAAGAAAAAAACGAGAAGAGAAAAGAAGAGTATAAACAAGCGTTAAAGGAAATACATAATCTATGAATATCCAGAAAGAAATAAACGAATTAGAAGAAGCCCAAGTTCTAAAAAACAGCTCTCTCTTTCAAAAGTATTTCGCTCAACCAATATTAGAAGAGTTAAAGGAAATGAAGAGTGCTTATAGTTGCGAAACCCTGAAAGAACTGCACAGACTCAAAGGAAAGAAAGAAGGGCTAACATTCTTCCTCAAGCTCCTTAAAACAATAGATGAAGATTACAAGATTAAAAAAGAACAGTTGAAGGCTGATACAGAGGAGTAATCCTCTAATGAGCCCTTAACGGTATGTGTCGATTAAATACCACAAAAGCTCAATAAGTTTAATTAACAATAAAATCAATCGAAAAACCAAAATGGATACTATCACAAACGAGCCTACTGATGTTGCAGATATTACAACACCAGAAGATACCTCAGTCAGCGATACCCAGCCTGTAGAAACTACAGAGGAACGTACAGCCGAAGTAGAGGAAGCAGGAGAAGCAGAAGCACCCTTGCTTGCAGGGAAATATAAATCACCTGAAGAGTTAGAGAAAGCATACACGGAGTTACAAAGTAAATTCGGAGAAGTAGGTCAAAAAGCCGAGCTCGCCAATATACTTGAGCAACAAACTGGAATGAACGCTCAACAAATCAGAGATTATCTAGCCCAGCAAGAACAAGCACAACTTGAGCAACAGATTGCGAACAACCCAGCAGGCTATGCCTTACAGGAGGTTCAATCTCTTAAATCTCAATTAGCCTTGAAAGAAGAACAAGCAGAACTAGATTCATTCATAAAACAAAACCCAGAGTACGAACCATTTAAAGAAGACATTCTTGATATGGGGCTAAACTATAAAAGGGAGATGTCTTATGGAGATATAGCAAACAAATTCTTCGGAAGAGCCCGTGCTCAAGGACAGACTGATGCATACAAAAAGATTGAGGTAAAGACACAAACACAGGCGACAGGAGCAAGTCAATCGGCTCCTAAGTCAAAACTTACTCCTGAAGATATGGATAAAATGAGTGTAGCAGAGCTTGAAGCAATACTACCTCACGCAGACACATCAAACCGCCCGTATTAATAAATGGCAACAATTTCAAGTACAGCAACAACCCTGTCAGCTGAAATGCAACGCTAGTAAATGGCTCACTGGGGAGTAATCCCCTTTGATAATTACTCTGGTATCGGGAAATATCCTATTGACATATTGTAGCGTTATGATAAACTTAGGAAGTAAATCATAACAAAAAAATATGGCAAGGACAATTCCGAGGGAAGTGAGTAGCGAAGATGTTGGATGGCTAGCGGGGATAATTGATGGAGAAGGGTCAATAACCTTTCAGAAACCAATTAAACCTCAAAAGTCAGGTTTAAAAAAAATAGTTTATGGTATTCACATAGTCAATACTTGTGAACCAATGATAGACAAGTGCGTTAGTATATTAAACGCATTTGAGGATGGAACAGGAAAGCCACTCGAGAAAAAAGATAAAATTTATAGAGTGCAGGCATTCAAATCAAACAAACCATCTTATCAACTAACTGTTAGAAAGTATTCCACGCTGAGAAACGTGTTGGAAAAAATCACACCACATCTTACCGAGAAAAGAATCAAAGCTGAAAAATTACTTAACTTCGTACGCAAGCGAAAACTTAATACAAGGTTAAGCGAAGAAGCAGCAAAAGAATTTCTCGAATTCACGCCCGTAGAGAATGAGCGAGTAACTCCTGAAAAGGATGAAGCTACATTCCGAGCTTGTAGGTAACTGCAAGAGGATAGCAGAAATGACTATCCCCTCCGAAAGGAGAGTAACAAAACTGATTATGATAAAGTCTTCTTAGATAGATTACAGAACTTTCAGAAATACAATTTCTTGGCAGTTCAAAAGTCTATGCCTAAGAACGCTGGTCAAATAGTATACTTCACTCGTGTAGCTCAATTAACAGCTAATACGACAGCTTTGACAGATGGAACAAGCCCAACAGGTATCAACTCAACTTCTAGCAATGTTATTGCTACAGCTAAGCCTTATGGTGCTTGGGAACAAATCGCTTCTCTATACGAAATGACTACTATCGACAATGGTTTGAAAGAACACATTGAGGTAATGGCTCAAAACGCTGGAGAATCAATGGACATTGTGTTAGGAAGAGAAATCAACGCATCTGCAACATTGCAATGCTCTACCACAGTTCAAATTACAGCCACAGCTTCAACTGATACAATGAGTGTAACGGCAATCAGAACAGCAGTAGCAACTTTGAAGAAAAACAAAGCTCCTAAATGGGAGAATGGAAATTATAGAGGAGTATTCAATGTGGATGCTATCTATCAACTTCAAGGTGATACAGCAGCAGGTAACTGGATTAATATCGGACTTTACAACAGTGAGAAAAACGCTGAAATGCTAAAGAAAGGTGTTATCGGTACTTTGTATGGTGTAGACATCGTAGAAACAAACCAAGCTTTCTCCGCTTCCGCAGCTGATGGTCAAGTAGCCCCAACAGGTCGCTCGAACTTCATTGCAGGTAAAGGAGCTATCGCAGAAGTTAAAATCAGCGGTTTGGGAGATGCCCGAATCATCCACAAGAGGTCAGACAACAATGACACTTCCAATCCTTTGGAAATGTACAGTACTCTTGGTTGGAAAGTTGACGCTTATGCAGCTAAAGTTCTTAATGCAGATTGGGTAGTAAACGCAATCGCTTACGGAACAGGAGCTTGTAACTAATCAGATTGATTGTTTCCTTGGCATATTCTTGAAGTCTATGCCAAGACTCAAGGGAAATAATTATGCACAGTAAAACCAAAATATCAGAAGACTTAGAAATATATCTTCATGATAATCAGTGG